AAGGTCACAGGTTCTCGAACAGCAGCTTCAGCACGCGAACCAAGCTGCTGAGACAACTTCTAAGAACGCTTCGGTTAACGAGATGATGAGGCAGCACGGAGTTCCTGAAGCGCAACGAGCATTGCTTCAAGGGTATTCAGACCCCGCTCTGCTGGTAGAGGCGGCAAGGGTTCTCGGCGAAGCTGAGAATTTACGAAAACAACAAACGGAAACCAGGCGAGCAGAAGTTCCTGCCGGTGGCGAATCTAATACATTCGACGGTGGCGTTGGGCGTGGTGGCACTGTGACTGACCAGCAATGGTTGAACACGGTGTACGCAGAGGGCAATTCTAACGATCATGCCCGTGCGAACAAGATCATGCGTTCAATGGGAATCAACCTTGGCTAGTTTCAAGGGAAAATAAAAAATGGCAACCGGAATTACTATCACGGATAGTCTGAGCGATTCCCTACCAACGGTGGTGAGTGCGGCTCGACAGGTTCGTGAGTATAAAGGTGTAATGACCCAGGTCGTTGACAAGCAAACGCTTGGAGCAGGCGTGGGTAACAACTGGCGAGAGATTGACCTTGCCAAGTTGACTGCACAAACAATCACAGAGACTACTGAGGAAGATAACCCACAGGAACTCTCTGACAGCGCAATCTCAGTAACTCCGAGTATTATTTCGGTTCACACGGTTGTAACAGACCGAACAGCCCGAAACATCTCGAAGAATGTTTTTGCGAAAGTTGGCTCACTTGGTCAACATGCAATTGAACGACAGAAAGACAAGGACGGCCTAACTGTCCTTGACGGCGCATCCACTTCTCTTTGTGGTGCGGGCACTACTCTTACTGCTGGTCACATTGCAGCCGCTGCTTATCGCATTCGCGGCAACACGAGTGAGCCTTGGGACGGGCCTGTTGCATTCGTGCTTCACTCCTTCCAGATGAAAGACCTGTTTGACCAACTCGTAGCGGGTGTCGGCACTTACGACATCTCCAGCGGCGTTACAGCCGACGTGTTCAAGAACTCGTTTAACCTTCCTATAGCAAACGCACAGGCACACGTTGATGACAACATCAGCATTGACAGTGCGGATGACGCTATAGGTGGAGTATTTGCATCTGGTGCAAACGGTGCGATTATTTTGGTTCAGGCTCGAATGCCCTGGGTCAAGACTATTCGTAACGAGAAACTTGGTGGCGGTGCTACTGAGGTTCTTCACAGGGACGAGTTTGCTTACGGAGAACGCTCTTCAGGCAACTGGCTCTACGAAATCAAATCGGACGCAACTGCTCCTACATCTTAGGACAGTAAATCATTAGTCCCAAACCCGCCTTATCGGTAAGGGGACGAGGTAATAAACATGGCTATTAATGCACAAGGAGAGCCGGGACGTATCCGACTTTTCTACGACTTTTATGGTGAAGATGCTGTCGCTAACACGGCTGAACTCCGATCACTTGGACCTTTCTGTGTCGGTGGTCAGGGTAATGCTGAAACAGACGCCGGTGTTCCAACCATTGCCGGGATTCTTTCCGGTGCTGGTCGAATCACCACGACTAACGAAGACAACCACACTACGATGGTTGGCACTCAGGCAGCATTTGATGTTGCCCTTAGTGGAACCCTTACTCTTGAAACTCGTGTTCAAATGGAAAACCTCGATACTAAAGAGGTATTCATTGGCTTTTCAGACATTGCGCCTGAAACGCTTTCAATCGAAACGGACATCCTTACGGGTGCTACTGCAACGATTACGAACACTGCTTCGGACTTTGTTGGTTTCTTCCTGTCAGCGGAACTTAGTGATGACGAAGATTGGCACGCTGTTTACAACGGGGGCACCGCCTCTGCTGTTACAGCTTCCACGTCATTAGACCTGGACGATGATGCTGTTGCCGGTGAGTGGCAAATCCTCAAACTTGAGATTGCCCCTAACGGTGACACTCGTTGGTACATTGACGGTGACTTGAAAAAGACCGTTGAAGGTGCTGCTTCTACCTCTGTCAACCTTGGCCTTTGTGTCGGTGTTGAAGCAAAGGGAGCGGCTATTGAGACTCTTGACGTAGATTACATTCTCGTCAAGGCAAACCGTGACTGGAACGCCTAGTAAACAAAGCCCTCGCCCTTCGGGGCGGGGGTAATGTTTAGGCTAGAGGAATTGAATGATTGAAGCGATTGTGGCCTCTGTTAGAAATGACGAGCCTGCGTTCCTGTTGCGCGAGTACGACGCAGACAAGCCTGGGCATGGTTCCTACCGATGGCAGGAACTAAGAGTTGTTAGAAACGATAGAATAGCAACGTATAAAGAGCCTCTGGGAAAGTCTGAATGGTTTGAAGGTTCTCGACCAATCAATATCATTGGGGGCGACCCGAACTCTGGTGCGGCTTATGAAACAGTAGGTAGTCTTCGTGATCTGGCAAATGAAATGCGCTTGAGAGGATTCTCTGAAGACGCGTATGATGTATCACCAACAGGGACACCTGAACAATGGGCAGAGGCATATCACGATGAACGTGTAAAACGTGCAGCCCGAGAAGGAAAGCAATAATGGCAGTCACAAAAGAACAACTGGCAACGATGGCAGATATGAGCAACGAGGCTCTTGAAGGAACTTCTGTTCACGAACTTGCGTTAGAAGCGCAGGATGTCATTGACGATACGGACGTGAAGGAAGGGCAGTTTGCCCACACTCCTACAGCTAACGACCCGTATGCAATGATTATCGAAGAGGCGTCATCGGCTGGGAAATCTGTTGTGTATGACATTCGTAACGGCGAAGCATCTATTGTTAACAACAACATGCTTGCCACACAGCTTGCTAAGACAGACCCGGACACCGGCAAGCGTGTTTTTACAACCCGTCGCTCCGATGCTCCTGAAGTTGTCTCAGGCGAATATCTCTGCCTGCTTCACGAGGAACACCCTGACCGTGAGTTTCACAAGAGGCTTGGTTTAGGCACATGTGACAAGTCCAACCTGCGTACATTGCTTGACGTGAGGACTCATGCCCAAAATCGTCATCAGCAGGAATGGAGCGCAATTTACGAGAATCGTGACCAGGAACGGGAAGAACAGGAACGTCGAATAAGGGAACTGACCCTATCGCAACTTGTTGTTCCTGCCGCAGCAGACGCTGCTGCACAAGTGCAGGCTGCTGAAGTTGCTGAAGTACCAGAAACTTCGTTTTCAGCATATTCTGGAACGTGTCCTGACTGTGAATGGACAAACGATGCGGCAAAGGCAACATCACGAAAAACGGCATACTACAGGCACAAGTCTAAAGTTCATACGGCATAGAGGTGCGTCATAGCAGTTCTGATAGCGCAAACCAGGGAAGAATTAGCCGCATCCATTGGGTACCAATATGGGGGCTATGAGTCGCATACTGCCACATCTTCTGGCTCGACTTCTACTTTTGTTGACTCCGAGTTGGACGCCACGGATGACTACGTTAACGGCTGGTACTGGCGCGGGACGTCGGGAACCAATGACGAGGCAATCAGGCTAATCAATGACTATGCTGGCTCTACTACCACGGGAACGCTGCGTGGTGATGTTCTGGCAGCTACCGTAGCTGACGGGGATACCTACGAACTCTGGCACAGGGACTTAGACCCTACGAGGGTTCACAATGCTATAAACCGTGCAATACGTGCGATCCCAAGAAGAGGTGCCCCGCCGCTTCGTGATATCAGCCTTCACTCTTCCAGTTCAATAAAGACGTTTTCAATTCCGTCAACAACTGTCGGAATCTCTACTATCCAGGTACGTGTCAACCACGAAGAAAAGGTTCTTCATAATGCGGACAGCCTTTGGGACGAGCAGGGCACTGTCGGCAGCGTCACGTCATCTTTGGAAAGCGAAGACCGCAGGGAAGGCGCAGCGTCGAACAAGCATGTTTTAGCGTCAGCCCTGGGCACAGGGGTTATCATCGCCTCTCAGGATATATCAAGCACTGACCTGTCTCGTTATACGCATGTTGAGTTCTGGATGAAGTCTACTGCTGGAACGTCGGCAGGGGCTTTGCAGTTGCTGTTAGACAATACGGCATCGTGTGCATCTCCTGTAGAAACGCTCAATGTTCCAGCCCTGACCGCAGATACGTGGACATTTGTGCGGGTGGCCTTGGCTAACCCTGAGTTAGATACTGCCATCATATCGGTAGGGCTGAAGCACACTACCGACATTGGTGCTGCCACCGTGTTTATTGATGGTGTGCGAGCAACAGAGGACAATACCGGCGACTGGCTGTCCGTTCACCGTAACGCATGGACTGTCGATAAGGACGCAAGGACTTTCAGCCTTAATTACAACAACGCTCCTTCAGGGTCTTCTTATGCGCTTATCAAGTTACTGGGGGTAAAGAAGCCCACCGAGTTATCTGCTGACGCCACTTCGTGTGACGTAGAATCTGAATACATTATTAACAAGGCGTTAGCCACGCTGCTTCGTGCAAGGGGTGATCGTCGTGATGGAAACAGGGATGCTGCTTATCTTGAGGCAGACCGATACGAGGCATTTGCGCTGAACGCCCTGACAGGACAGCAGATACCAAGCGGGACTGTCTGGATTGACGATTAGGAGGGTGTCTTGACGTGGAAAATCTTGGGACAGACCCGCCTTACAAATACTACTGCAACAAGCGTCTTCTCTCCTACTCGCGGATTTGAGTACCGTATCGACGTCATCATGGTGTCGGAACACGCAGGAAATACTCCCTCGTACCGGCTTTTCTTTGATGACGATGGCACTACTTATGACCAGACAACTGCTATCGCCTATGATGTAGCTTTAACGGCAAATCAATCCGCTCGCATCGAAGGGCCGTTCTTTATGAATAATCCGTCAGGCAACCTTGCAGCACGGGCAAGCGCAGGTAACGAAGTAACCGTCACAGTCTTCGGTCAGGAAATGAAGAATGGCTAACGACCGTGCCGTACAGCGAAACACGATTATTGTCGATAACAAGTCGTACTGGGCTAAAGGCAAGGTACGCCTGTTTGACGCATCTCAGCAGCCAGGCCGCATTATTATTGGCGAGTCCTCGTCATCAGACAACCCGCACGCATCTGAGTGGAACATAGGGGATATACGTGGTGGGGTTGGTGTTGAGATCATGGACCCAACCAAGGACGCAGACCGTGTGTGGTGGGGAGATATTCAGACACGGTATAAAGACCGGATCATTCTGCCAAGGCTGGCAACTGCCACGTCTAACAGCCCTACTGACACGGTTCACACGCTTACAGATTTCAAAGACGAAATGTATGCCAGCTTCGCAACGGAAGTTCATGTCTATAACAGCGTTTCTGACACATGGGGTTCGTCAGTTCGCACTCTTTTGAATAACCCTACAGATGCAGCAAAGGGGCTGGTCGGGGGAACGGAAACCCTTGCGATTGCTACCGGCTCAGAAGTGGATTACGCCACGGCATCTGATTCGTGGGCTAGAAATACGACCGACATCAAGTACATCGTTTTCTGGAAAGACCTGCTATGGGGAATTTCAGAAGCCGGTCAACTGTACTACACGGATGACCTGTCGGCTGCATGGTCAACTGACGCGCTGTTGCAACTGCCCGATGATTACATCGTCAAACTGCTGATCGCC